ATCTCTTAGGATAGCTTGAAATTCTTCTTCATATCTTTCTCTATAAAAATCTATCTGGACTTGGAAAGCATCTTTGCCTTCGCCTGTGTCTGGGTCACGCCATTTTGTTAGCTGTGGATAAACATATTTCCATAAACATAAATAAACAACTGATTGTGTCCATTGTGAATCAGTAAGTTTAGAACTATCCATTTCAACAGATGTAACCTTAGTAATATCCTTGTATCTTACTTGATGCCTGTATCTTTCCCACCATTCTTCACGAATACGTCTAAGAACATCATTTTCGGCAAACTGTAATTGATCTGCAAAATCTGATATTCCAAAACCTAAAATATCTGGTTGTATTTTTTGTAAACTAGTATTAGCAACATTAAATTCATTTGTAGCCATTATTCAGCTTTCTTTGTTTTAGTTTTTTTTACAGCTTCTTCGTAATTTTTTAATCTTTCTTGAAAGTTTTCTGCACTTTCGTTTTCTTTTATTGTTGGTCTAACTAAAGTTTCTTCTTTTACCCATTCATTATCTTTTTTGGGTTCTTCTTTAGGTTTTTCTGCTTTTGGTTCTGGCTTGGGTGTTGGTTTAGGTTTTGGTTGTGCTTTTGGCTTACCATCATCAAGTTTCCAACCTCTTAAACCCCAGATATTCTTATTGTTTTCATAATCAACTTTACGTCTTTCTATAACTCTATCGCCTTTTACAAGTTTAACCATATCCATAATTACTATTCCTTATAAAAAGGGGTGGTTTCCCACCCCATAAGTTTTAGTTAGCTAGTGTGTCTGCTGTTAGCTTAACACCATAGCTGTCATGGATTTCACTTACTCCATAAACTGCTGTAGCTACGATTTCATCTGCTCTTAATGAAGCATCTCTTTGAGTTTCAAGTTTTAAATCTTGCATCATTGCTAGTGCAAGTGCATCTTGAGAGAATACACCACCAATTGAGTCATCTGAACCATCAACAGAAATATTAGAAGATTCAAAAATCTGAACTCCCGCAATGTTTCCAACAAAACCACTTCTCATAGCTTCGTTTGAAAGTTCTGTATCTCTACCCACAAATGTATTTGTTAAAGACTTCTTAACATTGAATATTTGTTTTGGGTGAAATACCCCATAGTAAGGGGCGGGGGCATTTGCTGTTCTTAAATCAGCAACCGCTTCAAATATGTCTGCAACTGTTAATTCATTACCCGCACCACCCGCTCTTTCTGTTGAAAAACCTGTGAATAATGCTGATAGGTCTGCATCAATTTTTCTAGCAATAGCTTCGC